CTCAGGTGGAGACCATGACTCAGGATTCCCACTTCCAGCAGTTCATCGCACCCCCACCGAGGACCGTCTTCTGCGGGAGGTGCCTCATCGAGGTCGAGCTCCCTATGGGGCAGGAGTCCACGATATGCCCGAAGTGCCGGCAGAAGGTGAGCGAGTGAATCCCGCAGGGAGAAAATAATGCCACCACAAGAACGAGTAAGGATCGCCTGGAAGATGGAACCAGACCATACCTTTGAGTTCGTCGTTGGAAATGCGAAGCCAAAAAGAACGGCGATAAAGGAATTGGAGAGAGCGAAAGAATCAGCGAAAGCCAGAGGAGAAAGCGAAGACGTGGGATTCATTGTCTCAGAGGACACGGTATCGAAGCGTAGGGGGGAAGGACAATGTTCATGATCCACCAGATCCTATGATGGTCCTGTGAATCGCCACAAGGAGGCTCTCTTCTGCTCCCCGCACTGCTACTCGAGTGGCCTGAGGCGGTTTGGGCTGGTGGAAGGGTAATGCAGACGACCCCTTTCCCGTAACCATATACTTATATTCCCCATCTGGCGTACACTCCATGGGGAGCGGGATGCGGGATCTCTTGTGTGGTCGGTACTCCATCAGCGGGCTTCTGCATTCACCTGTCAGCCCGGCTCGTTGGATCCCAATTTCCCCTGGGAAGCCACCCCGGTCCGCATCACCGCCCCCGGTAGGTTCTTAAATGGATCCACAGGTTCTTCTGGTCATCATCCTCGCGATGGTGATCTCGGTCGTGTACAGTGTCTGGAACTACATCACAAAGACCGATCCGGGTGACTTCGAGCTGAAGCGACTCCTCGCGACGATCGTCTTCGGATTCTTCATCGGGATCGTCGCCTCCTATATAGCGGTTGACACCGGGATGCAGATCGAGCAACTTAACTGGGTCTTCATCGCGGGCCTGTTCTTCACCTACTCAGGGGTCCTTGTCTACATCAACCGTGGCTTCGACTGGCTCTGGCTGAAGCTCTTCGGACAGAAGATCGGCTCCACCAAGTGAGGGCCCCATGGCCCTCAGGGATCAACTCTGGCCCCGCCTCAAGCGGGGACCCATCTCGATCTCCGAACTCGCGCCCGAGCTAGGGGTTCCATACTCGGTCCTCTGGAGGGCACTTCTCGAGATCAGGCAATACCTGAACTTCGAGGGGAACACCGTCACCCTCAAGATCTGCCTGGACCCCATCCCGAAGGCGAAGGCCACTGCATGGCAGTTCAAGGCACCCCCTCTGGAGGGACTCGCGCCCCTCCCGGAGGAGTACGACAACCCTCTCACGGTGGAGCTCGCCCCCGGGAACCAGGGGGGCGGAAGAGGGATCTGCACGGGTGCCAACCCCCGTTTCGGGGCCGACCTGGAGCACATGAAGGTCACTGGGGAGCGCCCCACCGAGGAGGACCGCGCCGCCTACCGGGAGAACGTCCAGGAACCCAACAGGGTCATTCATAATACGGGCTTCAAGATCACCACCTCCTCGGAGGGCCTCTATGAGAAAGGCCGCGAGGAGGGGCACGTCACGGCCCCCATGGGGGGATACACGATCGCGGTCCTGAAGAGCTGGGTCAAGTGGGGGCACTGCTTCGAGGACCAGTGGCCGACCTCTGTAGACTCCAGGTGCGTGAACGTCACTCCTCCCCCGGAGCATCTTCAGGATATCGAGCAGACCCGGATCCTGCACAGGCTCCATGGGTTCGCGGAGCTTCCCCCAGAGGGGAACCAGGTCGAGCTCATGAAGCGGGCCATCCTGGAGCGCGGCTGGGTGGCGATCTCCGAAGCCGTATATGAGAACTTCTATCTCATGGAGGGCGGAGATGGTTGGTACCCAAGACCCCTCACGGACCTGCAGAAGATCGGCGCCCACTCGGAGGTCTTCACGGGCTGGAATCAAGGGGGATTTAAGAAGCCGATCTCCTGGGTGGGGTTCACGGGGATCCCCACAGGCCCGAAGATTCCGAAGGTCCTCATGGGGGGCACCACCTACGAGTACTGGCTCGCGGCGCGCCTGGACTGCTTCGTTCCCCTGGGGGCGGACGAGGCGAAGCGGTACGCGGCCGAGAATATCAAGGTCACCCTGACCTGTAACCTCTATGCGAACTGGTACCTTGAGGGTGGCACGAAGTTTGTAGGTACCACAAAAGCTGGGGAATCCCTCGGGATCTGGGTATCAAAGAATGTACCTTTCTCTGTAAAGGTTGAAGCCATTGATTATCATGACCTGAACCAGGTGAAGAACTTCGTGCTGGATAAAGAGGGAGAGATCCCATTCACATTAATTCCCCCAGTTCCTACACCCATCCCACCCGAGCCGGTGTCACGGTGGTCTGAGTTTTGGAAGCTGATTAAAGGGTGGTTCAAATGGAAATAACTCTCTTTGACCATATGGTGGAACAATGTCGCCCCCCGTGCGGGGGCGTGGATTGAAATCCCTTTGCCGAAGCTGCCATGCAATAACTGGAGGCCATCGCAATATTTGGGAATCATACTTCATAGAACAGATTCTCCTCGCAACCGATGGAGAATGTTATCTACCAGCAAAATAGAATTTGGGCTCCGGCTCCCATCCATAGGGGGACTCCTTGGGGTTCCCCCCGGGGGCGATTGCGGGGGTCACTCCCCCGGGGCCCGTCCATGAAAGGATCACCACTCATGAATGGAAACGACGGCACGAGACGTGCAGGAACCCCCTCCACGCTGGGGATCCCATTCAGGGCCGGCACCACCGAGTACGGGCGGGCCTGGCATCTCTGCCGGAAGCACAGGCACCCCTACAAGGAGGCCCTGGAGCTCGAGGCCGTGGAGGACTCGCAGAAGATAGAGGTCCGAGTCTACTTATGACCGGCAAGTACGACCCGAAGAAGTATCCCGATGCAATCGCAGCACTCGCTCGGAGGGGTCTCACAGATGAGCAGATCGCGAAGGATCTTGGAATCAGTGGAAAGACCCTCTACCAATGGAAGAAAAATTACGTCGCAGTGAGTGAGGCCTTAAAGGAGGGTAAGGTCCTTGCGGATGGAAAAGTCGAGAAGGCCCTCTATCGGAGAGCATGTGGATATACATATATCGAGAAGAAGACCGTGAAATTTCCCGATGGGACAATCCGGATCGAAAATACCAAGAAGGAAGTTGCCCCGGATGTAACGGCACAGATCTTCTGGCTCAAGAACCGCAACCGGGAAGCATGGCGGGATGTCCAGGGAAGGGAGATCACCGGCGCGGACGGGAAACCTCTCGGGATCTCCCACATGAGCGACCGCGAGGTCCTTCAGAGGGTAGAGAGAATCCTCAAGCGGGGAAAGGGATGACCGTTGCGATGAAAGATCGGGATGTCGCTCTGGAGTTCATCACGCGCTCCTGGACCCCCGCGGACTTCGCGGGGATCGCCTCCGGGGGGAGGTGGGTCGACGCTCCCCACCTGGACCTCATTAATGAGGCCCTCATGGGGATCTCCCGGGGAGAGATCACGCGGCTCATGGTGGTCCTTCCGCCAAGACACGGGAAGAGTATGCTCGTCTCCCAGTACTTCCCCGCATGGTACCTGGGGACCTTCCCGGATCGGAGGATCATTCTCACCTCCTACGAGGCGGACTTCGCGGCCCAGTGGGGGAGGCGGGCGAGGGACGTCCTGGAGAAGTTCGGGTCCCTCTTCAGGGAGCGGGTCAGGGTCGATGATACCAGCTCCGCTGCCGACCGCTGGGACCTGAAGGGACGCCCGGGAGGGATGGCCACCGCCGGCACCGGGGGCCCCATCACCGGGAAGGGTGCGGATGTGCTAATCATCGACGACCCCGTGAAGAACGCCGAGGAGGCCGCGAGCCCCACGTACCGCGAGAAGGCTTGGGAGTGGTACGAGAGCACCGCGTACACGCGCCTCGAGCCCCGGGGGGCGATCATCCTCATCATGACCCGCTGGCATGAGGAGGATCTTGCGGGGAGGCTCCTCCAGAAGATGCAGCAGGAAGGGGAAAAGTGGACGGTGATCAACCTCCCCGCGCTCGCGGAGGCCGGGGATCCCCTGGGGAGGGCCCCCGGGGAAGCCCTCTGGCCGGGGAGGTTTCCCAAGGAGGCGCTCGAGGCGAAGAGGACCGCCATCGGACCCTACTTCTGGGCCAGTCTCTATCAGGGGAGACCCGCCCCCTTGGAGGGAAATCTCTTCAAGAGGGGATGGTTCCGGCTCGTGGACGATTACCCCAGGGGTCTCCGGGCAGTCCGGAGGTGGGACCTCGCAGCGAGTGAGGGGAAGGGGGACTGGACGAGCGGCCTCGATCTGGGGGTCAAGGATGGGATCTTCTATGTCCTCGACCTCCAGCACGTCCAGGAATCCCCCGCCCGGGTGGAGGCTCTCGTGAGGCAGACCGCCATCCTGGACCTCCAGAAGGGCCTCGGGACTCAGGTCAGGATGGAGCAGGAGCCGGGGAGTTCCGGGAAAAACACCGTTGACCACTATGCGAGGCACGTCCTTCTGGGGTTCGACTTCAAGGGGGTGCGTTCCACTGGGGCGAAACTTGAGAGGGCCCGCCCGGTGAGTGCGGCTGCCGAGGCGGGGAATATCCGTCTCCTAAGAGGACCTTGGAACGGGGCCTTCCTGGACGAGGTGATGACGTTTCCCCACGGGGCCCATGATGATATCGTGGATGCCCTCAGTGGAGCCTTCTATGACCTCACCCTGGGCGAGGAGGGTCTCATCGAAGGGACTATTGTGTACGACAGTGAATATGAGATCAGTCCGGTGTGAAAACATGAACGAGCAGGTTGAAATCCCAAAGGAAATAATGGCCGAGATCAGGAGAATAGTCAAGGACAATGCCTTTTGCTTTGACTCCGAGGAAGAGTTCATAAAGGAAGCTCTTCGGGCATCGATTTTGAGGTACTTATGACGAAGAAGAAACCCAGCATTCAGGAACAGGTCCGGGCCCTGCAGGGTTCCCTCCGGGCAGGCCTCGATAACCAGGCCCTCCTCGAGGAGACCCTCGCGGCCCTGGAGCAGCAGCTAACCGAAAAGGGGTGGATAACGATCTTCGGTGGGGAAGGCAGGGAGCTTTCTAAGCCCGCCTTGAATACCCTCTATGACCTCGCCCGGATCTACTGGCTCAAGAACCCCCTGATCAGGCGGGCCGTGGAAGTACAAGCTCTCTATGTGTTCGGGCAGGGCATGACCCTCAAGGGGGACCATCCAACTGTGGACGCGGTCCTCCAAGGGTTCCTGCAGGACCAGAAGAACCTCGCCGCGCTCACCTCGCATCAGGCATGGATCCAGAACGAGCGGGCCCTCCACCTCTCCGGAAACCTCGTTTTTGCATTCTTTACAAACCCAGACACCGGGAGGGTCCTTGTACGAACCGTCCCCTTCCAGGAGATCACGGAGATCATCACGAATCCCGATGATCGGAACGAACCGCAGCTGTATCGGAGGGAGTACATCCGGAACGAGTTCAACACCGCCACCGGGAACACCATCGGGAGTTTGGAGCAGGTCTTTCATCCTGACTGGAAGTACAATCCCCAGGAGAAACCCGCAGAGATCGGGGGGAACAAGGTCCTCTGGGATACCCCCCTGTACCACGTAAAAACGAACTGCCTCCCAGACATGAAGTTCGGAGTCAGTGAGATCTACTCGGGAATCGACTGGGCCCAGGCGTATAAGAAGTTCCTCGAGAACTGGAGCAAGCTCGTGGAGGCGTACGCGAGGTTCGCATTCGCCCTCACCACGAAGGGGGGCGCGAAAGCTGTCGCAGCTGCCAAGGCC